ACCTGTAGGGTAATACGTTTCTGGTTTCAACGAGAAACTATATACACCAAAGTTATTACCCGTTACCCCCGTATAATACTTTAATGGTTGTTCGTAACTGAGCATTAAATTATCAGCGTCTATGATTATGTTATTGTTAAATTTCATAGTAACTTGTTTTATTGGTTCGTATTTGTATACATCATCACTTACAGCCAAAAAGAACATTTCCTTGACCGGATTTTTAAAGTTAAGCATACCAGATTTTTTAGATTCACCTGGTTTAAATTTGAATTGAGACATTTGGAGTTGGGTTATAACGTATTCTATGGGACGCGAAAGTAAAAAATTCTTTTCGTCTTCGGTGATAAAAAAGAAATCTGTTACAAGAGAAACCTTTTTAATTGATGATGAAACTCCCGAAGGTGGTTCGGATAACGTACCACTCGTTCTCGTATACGATACAGTGACATCTTCAAGTTTTTTAAACTTTATACGCACTTCTACCAGTTGTTTTGTTAATGCACATACGGGTATAGCTAAACTTGGGTTTCTAAAGAAATAAAAGGGTAAGAATATACTATAATCCCAATCGTAATCTACGTCTATGTAGTTACCATGTCCCGTTAAGAAGTAGAGTGTTTGATCGATATCATCTTTATTACTGTGTATTTGGTCATACATGTAAATATAATCACCCGTTATTCTCTCTATGGTTTGCCCACCAATAACAAGATCGGCATGGTCTATTATCTGTGCACCTATAGAATCACGGTATCGAATCGTTTTCACGTTTATTTGACCACCCATACCGTTGTGTAAAGCACAGTAATAGTATAAAGTTGATGGTGCACCCTCTGGTACGAAAAATGTAACAGTAGATGTACTTGGATTCGTAACACCAGTTGTGTAATCGGAATAATTGGGTGAAGCCGTTGTAGAAAATCTAAACGGGTGTGATGGATGACTTGCATTGTTAAATGTATACGTCGCACCTTCGTATAAAGTCAATGTTGCCTGTTGAACACCATCTATAAAGTATTTATTTCCAGAACCAGTTGATTGAAACGTTACATTAAATGTTTTATCAGGTGTCGTTGGTTTAGGTAAAGTAAATTTAAACATTGTACTTCGGATAAGGTCACCTTTATTTTTGGGTATACGACATTCTACCGATACATCATAATCAACATCACCATCAAAAGGTGTTTCGATAGATTCAATTGAAAATTTAGTATGTCTCCTAAAATTCATCAGGAAATATGAAAACTCGGGTTCACCAGTGAGCCATTGGTCCTGGATACCCGTGATAGCAAGGTTTAATCGACCAGCCATTCTTACTTTACGTGAGTAAAATTTTATGAAATAAAACGACACGATATTATAGATGAATCTTCAGTTGAGAAAATTCAAACCCGAAAAAATGGCAGACGATAAAGTTTGTGTTTTTATAGGTAAACGTAATACGGGTAAATCAACCTTGGTTACTGATATTCTGTACCATAAAAAACATTTACCAGCGGGTATCGTTTTATCAGCAACAGAAGAAGGTAATCATTATTATCAACAGTATATACCAGATTTATTCATATATGGCGATTACGATAGAGAAGCTATTGAACGTGTAATGGATAGACAAAAAAGATTAGTTGGTGCAGGTAAAAAAAATTGTGGAGCCTTTCTTCTTTTAGATGACTGTATGTATGATTCTAAGTTTATGAAAGATACATGTATTCGTCAATGTTTTATGAATGGGAGACACTGGAAGATATTTTTCATGTTAACTATGCAGTACTGTATGGATCTACCACCCGCACTCAGGGCAAATATCGATTACGTATTTATTTTACGTGAAAATATTATTCAAAACAGGGAAAAATTATTTAAAAACTTTTTTGGTATTTTTCCATCTTTCGAGATGTTTAATAAAGTTATGGATTCATGCACAGAAAATTACGAATGTTTGGTTTTAGATAATACATCTAAAAGTAATAAAATAGAAGATTGTGTCTTTTGGTATAAAGCGACACTTCGTAAAAACTTCAGGGTTGGTGCACCAGAGTATTGGCAAACACATAAAAAGATGTTTAATCCAAAACATGGAAACATGAAAGTAGGAGATCCAAATTCAGTTAAAAAGAATACACCTTTTAAAGTTACTAAAAGAAAATGATAAGATCAATTGCTAAACGAATGTACACGACTTTAAATTTACATACCACTAAAAATATGACTGTGGTGTATCCAGCTTATAATGAATTTAAACCAGATGATAGTGACGATGGGTATAGAATATTAATTGATGTATGTCATCATACAAAAACTGTTTATATAGATAACGATATGTGTGATTACGATAAATTAAATGATTTACCCAGGATCATAAAAACATTTGGGTGTTTATATCCAAACTACACTCTTCAGGGCAATGACGCGTAATCATTTAAAACCAAAAAACTACGTACATATAAATGGCGACAGACGTTAGAACGATGAATCTTTCAGATAATGGCGATGGTATGGTTTCCCTAAATGACAATCAGGGTACATCTTTCGTGCCGAATATACCCCCTGAAAAAAATGTGAGTGAAAATAAACAGACAATGGACTCTACTTCGATTTCCGATATTATGGGTCAAGCCGAGGAACCACTCGAACCACCAATGATGAGCGCCGATCCAAGAATGACACAAATGCACATGCAAGCTCCAATGATGATGGCGCAACAACAACAACCAGTAGCACAACAAGCAACTGAAAAAAAATCCGAATCTAAAAATCCATTCAACCTTACTGATGACCAGTTCCAAGCACTCATTGTAGCTGTATGTGCTGCGGTGGCAATTAGTAAGCCAGTTCAAGAAAAACTCGCGAACTTTGTCCCATCGTTTTTGAACGACCAGGGAAATCGAAGCGCAATCGGCTTAGCGTCGACCGGTATGGTCGCGGCGATCGCCTTTTACCTTGCGAGAAAGTATACTTAAATCGCATTATAATGTCTATACATTCTTTTTCCGAAAATAAAATAGGAAACGAGAAATCCGAACAGTAAACCAACTGCGCGAAGTCCTAGAACAGTACCAGTACTCTTCGTAGTTTTACCATAATCTCTGAAATCCTTTTCAAATCTTTTGTTTATTTGGGATACACCCGCAACCATACCCATACCCAATAAGGTTGATATAACTAAAAATGGTCCATCTATAGCTAAACGCCCAATTAAATTACCACCACGTGGTAATATAGTGATGACTAACGGTGTAACAACCATGATTATAAACATGTTTAACCATTTATCGTTTAAAAGTAGGGGGGCACTCGAAGACGCGAGTAAAGTGTTCAGTAACAAATACGCTTTCATTAAATCACCGAACGATTGCATTTTATTAATACTAAACATTATTTATCCTGGACGTGTTTACCACAAAATTCAGTTCTTTTTGGTATTTCCTGGTATATACCTAAAGAAACGCATATGGTTTTAAGTTTATTAAATTTTTTCCAGAATTCCTTACTATGTGAATATTCATCAACTGTACAATGTGCGAGTTCATGTAACAAAACGTGGAATATTTCATTAGATTCACCATCGATACATATACCTATACTTTTACCCTTATTAACATTATATCCTATATATCCATTTGTATATCGATGTGCGGTAAGTGGAATTTCCCTGTATAACATTTTGAATTCCTGATTATTCGTTTCCTTAAGATGTTCCCTGAGTGTCCTGTATTTTTCACGAACATCTGTTAATTCCCGTGGTTCCCTCGTGTTTACGTATAATAACACGTTTATGATAATCAGAAGTATGGCGAGTATCATCTTATCATAAACATACATAAAAATTGAACCTTAAAAAATAGTAGAAATGATACGTAAATTTATCGATTTTTTAACGAAACCTGAACCACGACCTGTTCTGGGACGGTGGGCGGTAAAATCATGTAGTGAACTACTCACATCCATAAACTCGGTGTACCAAAACCGCGACCACTGTGGTGATGTAATATGTCACGAACCTAAAAAAGCGGAAGAATATATTAAAACTAATAAAAAGTAATTATTTCTTATACACAAACCTAAATTTACTATACAAATCCGAAACCGGGTTCCCTTTAAGATCTTCCCACAATGTTAAAGTAAACCCCAAATCCTCCATTCGTGTAAAAAATATATCCTTATGGGCAATGGGTTCGACCTTTGGACCGTCTGCATAATACGGTGTATCGGCTAAATGGACGTATAACTTTTCCCCAAAGTTTCCTGAACTTGTATGTTTCATTAGAAAGTAGTTCCCTAATTCGTCTTTTACAGGTGTATTCATAATAATCTTATCTGAATTCGGTATGATTCCTATGAATTGACCACCAGGTTTTATTCTATTTTTAATTGCTAACAAAGACGTCTCGAATAACTTGGATGATTCGAATATATAGTGCAACGCAAAGTTATAACACACGACGTCGTATTTCCTTTGTGGACATGCAAATATATCACCTTCATAAAAGTTGACGCGTATTTTCATGTTTTTAGCACGCGACTTAGCCTCCTTAAGTGAGTCTGGGTTTGGTTCACACATGCTTATATTTGCACCGGTATGTTTCCACTTTTGGAGATCACCACCGAATCCACATCCTACATCCAAAATACTGTCGCCTTCGCGGGTAGCCGATTGGATGAGGAGACGCTTAGACTCGTTATGGTACTTGCGTATCTCCTCCATTTAATTTATATTCGCTTTTCTTTTTTAAATGAGGTTACTAAGGTTGAAAAACAATAAATATAAAGTCAATTATGTTTCCTATTAAACCACACCGGCCATAAATAATAGAATTTTTCAACTAAATTTTTATCTTCTGGTTTATCTACACGAGAATTAGCCATTATGGTTCCACCTCGACCAATACTTTCTACTAGATGATATTCACCTTCTGGTATAAATAATGTATCACCAGGTTTAGTTATTCGCGTTTCATAAGAAATGTTTTTGGAATTCAAAATTCCTGAAACTTCTTTTATACTTTTATTGGCTATGGATATTATAAATCTTTTTTCCTCTTCCATGTCGTCAAATGTGATATTAAAAATCAACCATTTCTTACTACCATACAACATGTATACAAACTGATCAAAACAATCAAAATGCGCACTGTATAACCATGGAGACGTTTGAATTCGTAACATGGTATCAGCATTATTACTGTTTTTTATAACTGGTTTCACATAGTTTATTAATTTCATTTCACTTGGTGTACATTTAGATTCGACTATTTTTATCATACCCGTAGAATTCTCTTCTCGATGTTCTTTATTTAGTAGTTTTGAATATGTGATATTCTCCCTATGACTTTTATAATTTTGCTCGTCATCTACAGCTTGAGATAAATCATAAAATGTTACATGACCTCTGATATAACCAAATCGTTTATTGAAATCCTCCCATGAATATTTACCCGGTTTATTTGTTATAATGATAATTGTGAATATCACAATAAAACCAAAAAAGATGTAAGTTAGTTTCATTTGTATAAACCCAGAAAATAATATAACGGTTTATATAAATGATTGGTATATATGCATTAATCTTTATTTGTGTGATTGTTTTGCTGTTAAGAATTCAACAGCTTACAACTATGAAATTCAAAAAGTGGTGTAAAAACAACAACGTTCGACATGATGGCATTGATGTGGGATACCAGGGGGGTTTAAGAGGGTTATATACCACTAAAGATATAAAAATTGGAGACTTGCTTATTGAAATACCATTTGAATCATGTATCAGTGAAAGAGTGAGACCTGATATAACAACTATAGAAGAAGATTACATACTCGCAAAAAAATTGAGAGATTGTGATACACGGAATAGTAAATATAATGGGTATATAAACTTTTTACCAAAGAGACCACATCTAATCGCCGATTGGAGTGATAATGAAATAGAGAAATTAAATTACCAAAAGGCATACGAATTAAGGGAAAATCAGAAGAATGAAAATGAACTTTACCCACAACATATGAAAATATATTTAGATTTAGTTCGATCTAGACGAATCATATTCAGGAACCATGATCATAATTTGTTAATCATGATACCATTTATTGATATGATAAATCACGACGAACATTCAAATGGTAAATCATTCGGATTTGATATAAGAATTGTAGACAACAAGATTAAGCTTTACTCATCGAGAAATTATAATAAAGGTGATCAGATTACTATATCGTACGGTGATCCAAAAAGTGAAATGAAAACAATTGACCATCATTTAACTCGACATGGTATTTTGATTAATCAGTAATGTCGTCATGTAAAGCCTAAGTATAAGAGGCTTAAACAGAAGATACTATTTAATCATATAAAACAATGGCAACTCTTGAACAAGATTACACGACCGTTCCCGGTCAATTATACGCATGCCTTTCCGTCGTAGGACCGGAAGCGCCGCAAAAGAATGATAAATTTGGAATTAAGATTAGGGGTACATTTAATTCTAGAGATGAGGCTGCATCACACGCTAAACGTCTTCAAAAAGAAGATGCGACGTTTGACATTTATGTTGTTGATATGTATAAATGGCTGTTAATCCCACCTGATCCGACAAAGATCGAAGACGTTCATTATACGAATGAAAAACTCGAAGAACTCATGTCTGGATACAAAGAAAATCAAGCACAAGCGGCGCACATGTTCGCGGAACGTAAACGTGATATGGTCGAAAGTGCCTCAACTTTTACGAAACCAGGTGATGAAAACTCGAAGTATTATACGAAACCCGATGAACCACCAATTAGCCATCCAGCTGAAGTTCTCGAACGTCTCCAAAAGGAAAAACCGGATACACCAATGGAGGAACTTGTTAAAGAAGCAGACGCCATGGTTGCTAAGGAAATCGAGGAAAGAAAGGAAAAACGTGAAGCTGAGGCAAAAGTAGCTCTTGAAAAAGAGGCGACTGAGAAGGGGTTCAATTCAGTTGAAGCAATGCAAAAGTTTGAAAAGGAAAAGTCTGAGTCGTCTACAGAAGCCCAGGATACCAAGGGTGAAGGGGAAGTCGAGGAAGGTGAAGAGGTAGAATCTAAATAAATTTGTTATATAAATGTAAGAATGTTGAGTATTATACTAAATATAATCACCATAATTATTGTTTTAGCCATGGTCGGTCTATTTTTACGATTGTATGAAGATCGAAAAAGTAAATCGGGTACTGAAAATGTGAGTGTGTCTGATGTCGCACAAGATATACTAAAAGACCCACTCGTTGTAAGTCGTGCATATTTTACGGGATCAAAAATTGGTTCTATTGGTAATTTTAAAGGGCAACAAACGTCTTCTGGACACTTATGGATTACAGGTAATCCTATCCGGGTCTAAGAATGACCGGTTGCATAGTCTTACCCATAAAAAAACCTAAAATAAAGGATACAAAAATAATAATATACGCCGTTTTATCTAAATTCGTGAATATATCTTCCTTTTGAGTTGGTTGTGGGTAAGGTTCGTAATACGGTTGCGGTGGCGGAAAATAATACTGTTCGTTATTTTCCGGTTCTGGTTTTTGTTCATCTGGTTGATGATCCTCTTCTTTATTCATAAAATCATCCGGATTATAGTTTATAGGTGTACCAACTTCAGCTTCCATTTATAAAATGTAAACCCATTTTTTTAAGCTCTATATTACTCATCTTCTTCCTCTTCCTCTTCATCAACAATAAACCCTTTTAAATTACCATTTTCATCCATATCACTATCATCATCTTCAAAATCATCCTCATCATCCGTCTGAAGAAGATCAATATCACTTTCTATTTCCGATTCGGTTTCATAATCATCGTCAGAAAAATCGTCTTCTGGGAGATCTTCGAGTGGGTCTAAGCGTTCTGGAACCTTTGAGACTCTCCCTGAACGTGTACGTGTAGAAACAATTGTTTTTGTCATTATAAATTAATGTATGTTTATTCTTTTAAATACATTACGCAGCGTTAATAGTTTCATTTATTAAAACAAGGCTAAATTCAGCGTTTATACTGTTCGCTAACGTGTCTATTTCTTCTATAACACTCGTATCGGTAGAAACGGTGTATAATGCAAGTTCTCTTAAGTTTTCGAGTGCACGATTTAATAACTTTTCTGAAACTTCTGTATGTGATTTATATTCTATAGCCATGTTTATATTGGCTAAAAATTCTTTATATAAAACTTCATTTAATCCCGAGTACGGTAAAGTTTCACGTATGAGTTTAGTTATATGTTTTGTACCTGTATCTTTTTTTATTAAAGATGATGCCAAATATACAACGAGTGCAATTAATATTACAGCTAACATTCTATAAAGTACTAACAATTTTATCTGTAAGATTATGTGCACGACATTTACATTTACACACCTGTTGTATATGACTCTTAAGTATACTGAATGAAATAGTCTCTTTACACGTGTCACATATTTCCTTTGTGTTTACAGTATATTTCTTAACACCTTCACGTTTGAGTGATTCTATGACGAACGTTTCTTTTTTAACGATATACTTTTTTATAAATCTTTCGAGTAAGTTCTGTTCTGGTTCTACATCAACTTTCTTTTTTGGTGTGTATGTCTCAACTTTACCATCTTCGTAAAGAATATCTGTTATTTTTTTACTGAGTTGATGCCTCCTTCCCGAAAAATCTTTACAAAATCCATATCGTCTTAGTACATTAGTAGTCGAAAAACACTTCTGTGCTATAGTATCACCTATTATGTGAAACCATACGTGATTGGAATTGTGATTACACCTTTTATTTTCACAATATTTAGAATTTGTCGAGACTAGAAACTGTTTGTTATATTTAAACATTTTAGTGATTGATGCAGTAGTTTGTCCTTCTACATTTTTACGAACAAATGCTTCGACGAGTAAAAGAGCCTCTTGGTCCTTGAACTCGTTTTTAGTTTGTAATGTTGTAAATGTAGCTTCTTTGTGAGTTCCTTCTATAATAACCGGTTCCACACTTTGCGTACGTAACGTTGCCATATGTAATATATCAACGGATGGTTTTTGTTCAGTCTTTTGTAATGTAGATGAAGGACCGTGCTTGTATATAAATATGGGTAAATATTCACTTTGTGTTTCTTTACCTGTATTATTACATAACTCACACCCCTGACCGGCACACGCTTCGTGTTTTCCCTTTTTATGTGACCACGGCATACGGAACCCACTTCCTTTCGTATTACGTGAATTATTACCATATACCGAAATATCAACAATATCCTTCCAATCACGTGATCCGTACGCTAAGTTTAACGTATTTATAACATGATCTCTAATACCCAATGCAGATGACCTGTTTACAACAAAACCTGGCCAGTTTATATGTATACCTGTTTTTATGAGTGTGTCTACGGGTTTAGGTTCAGCGACAGATATCAAAGCGTCTTTACCACCAAATTTTGAGACCTTGTCACATATCACTTTACATACACTCTTAATCTGTTCAAATGACATTTCTTCGTCATCTTTATAATCAAGATCCATGAAAAAGTTGTAATTTTCCGTTTTCTGTTCAACGACAAATATCTTTTCACCGGAGTTATATACTTCTACACATTTTTCGTAAAAGTCGTTCAATTTATCAAATGGCACGGAGAGGACACCACCGTCCATGAGCACATGTGATAAATCGGAGTTATTAGCAAAACCTTGGTCTTTACACCAACGTTTAAACATACTTACCTATTAATCTATTTATCTTTTTATACTGTTTATTCATCTTCATACTCGTGACGCCAAATAGAGCGTCTATATGAGACTTCTGGATAATTTTCTTCTTCTGATAAATTTTTCTTTAAAACGAGGAGTTCATAAACTTTATCCTCTTTATGTAATTCAACGTACCTTTCCGCTCTTTCTAATGTATATGCGTGCCTTTCAATGAGAAGATCACGTATTTGGGATAAAATGTAGTTCTTAGACTTCATTATTTAATAGAGAAGGTTTTTCTATCGAGAGAAGTTACACACGCGTAAAATTCTGGATTGTTAAGTACGTTCTTAACAATACGATCCCATTGTTTTTTAGTACTGAACTCTGAAAGTGTTTCAAAATTCATGAAATCATTTTCATCATGTGTTCTCTTGATGGGCTGTTTCTGAATCTTACGGAGATTCATTTTCTGTTTTTCATCGTTAAACTTACGTATAAGTTCAGCCTGTTCCTGTATGGTATAGTTTACGAAAAACACGTAAACGTTATATTCCAGTTCCACTCCTGGACTTTCTGTTACTACAAACTTAAATTCTGTATATTCACCTTTTTTCAAAGAAATAACTCCTCTGGTTTCTTCTTCAAGTTCTCTCAAAGCACATCTAATAGGATTTGGAATCTCCCTTCGCCTGCACCCTCCGGTGACGAAAATCCAATCTTTGAATCTTCGATCCCGGACAGTGAGAAATCGTGGTTTATCACCTATAAAAGTGACGGGTACTGCAATTGCTTTATATTTTTTCATTGCTTATTTGCAAGTTATAATTGAATAAGATGATTATTCTGAAGATTCTTCTTCATCATCATCAACTTGGGTTTCTAAAACTTCCTCTTTTTCTGTTTCTACAACTGGTACAGATTTCACTTTTGGTGGTGGTCTGGATAAATGTGTCATGAGGTTTCCATAAAATCCTTTAACATTATCCATTTCTGATTTCGTTTTATTAAGTTCTCTGTACATGTACATTGTGGCAACAATACACATGAGCACGGCAACTATAGTCGCGGTATCGCGATCGAATGTAAACATTTTATATATAAAATTACGAGCTAATTTTTTAAGTTCCTATAATCGCACCCATGTGCGTTTTCTTTTCGGTTGGACACGGGTACCCCATTTTTCCAAATTGTATTTCCTGGTAATGACCTTCTTTACACTCCGCATTTTGGGGAGGTTTTTCTGGTTTTTTACCAACTAAATGATCTAAAGTACCTGATTTTGGGTCATACGTTATAACAAAGATAAATGCTAAGAGAAAAATTAATTGCCAAAACATTTATAATAAATGGATAAATTAAATTAGTTGGAATACATCAAACCACCCATACCATTTTCGATACGGAGGATGTTGTAGTTGACGGCGTATATAGTATTAGCGAACGATGTATTATCGGAAACAAGTCTCGCGGAATCGAGTCTACTAAAGTTGAGCGAACCCGTTGGTTGAACCTTGGCCGTGTCGAGACAGAATGGAATCAAGATCAAGTTATCGGCAGTACAGTTACCAGCAGTTGTATGGTAATAGATTGGGGCGGAAGTAAAGTGTGGGATAACTGTCTTCGCATCAGTAACATCCGTACCGTTAATTTGAAGCTTCAATTTATCGGTGCCGGGTATAGCATTTGTAGCATTTGCAGCAACCAAATATTTCATTGGGTGGTTGAAGTTGAGTTCCTGGGTCTTGGAAGCAGAGGCAACAGCTTTTTGTGTTTGTGTAATAAGCATGTTTTGTGGTGTGGAAGACAAAGCGGTACGCTCATCAGTGTCGAGGTGAATGAATTGAACGTAGACTTCCGCATCGGCTGTGGCTGTAGCACCCCACGTGATTCTCAATTCAACATCGTGGTATTGAAGAGCAATCAATGGGATCGCCGACTGGGCATTCTCACAAAACGAAAATCTGAGTGGGTAGAACGTTTCACCAGAGTAAGTAGATTTAGAGTACGTTTGGTTCATAACAGTTGGTGCGAGAGTCGCAGAAAACTCATAATCTTGTTCATCAATGACTTGTCCACCAATGAGAAGTTCAACCTTAGAAATTCTAGCGTCCCAGTTAGTAAGGTTACCACCTCTATTAGCGATGTAGACATACCCGACCATGTCGCCTTTTCTTTCAAACCTGACGGTCGACATACCGTTCGCGGTTGGGTTGCCCTGGATAACCTGTTTCTCAACAGTTTGGGCGAAATTTGTGTGACGTTTGTAGTTGGACCTGAAAAAAGAAACTTCAGGTTGGCCGACGAGATGCGCATCTTGGGCACCTACGGCAACGAGTTGGGCAATACCTCCAGACATATTTTATATTATACTAAGGTTTTATTTTTTTAACCTAGGCAAATCCAATCGCATTCATATAAATATTTCCATATAAATTAGATAGTGTCATGAGTGCATGTTTGTCTTGGGTAATTGAAACATCAGTCGTCATTGCATAAAAATTTACATTCGTCAACTCTTTCGAAATTTTTATATCACCTCCACTCGCGAGTATAGGCACTACAATTTGTGCACCTGTTATAAGATTTGAGAATACAAGATTTGAAACATCAGTTGTTGAAACGACGAGTGGTGCTGTACCATACGACTTTTCTCTTGCATCAATTGTTATTGTCCCTGAAGATATAGTTGCAGAAATATCCGTATTGGTTAATTTTATGTTTTGGGAAGTTGTGTTTCCTGATATTGTAATGTTACTCGCATCAACATTCCCTGATGTAACAAGACCTCCAACTGTGATCACATTTGAAGTTACATTTGAACCCACTGCAGAACTTACCGTATCATCTAAACCAAATGGTGAAGCAGCAATATTTAAACCCCCTATGGTAATGTTATCCGCTGAAACATTACCCGAAACCGTGAGTACATTAGACCCGTACGTGTTTACTGTAAGATTTGCGGATGCCGCTGATGGACCAATTGCTACATTTGCACCTTCCTCGATTATGTTAGCAAGTGATGAACCACCCTGTCCCCCTGAATCGTATATTTCACCGGTTGTTGTGTTGAACGATAAAACGTTATTTGAAGGTGATGCATAAGCCGGGTCAAGTTTTATCGCGTTCGTTACTTTCAAAGATGCTACTGCACCCGCCGACGATTTAAGTAAAACATCACCGGCATAATCAATTTGTTTTGTAGCTGCAATGTCAATATCACCCGCGGATGTTAAACCTGTGGTCGTATTATTAAACGCGACGGTGTGTGTTGTCGTTGCCCCTCCATCTGTAATAGTTTGTAAATCTGAAGAAACGTCGTCCCACGCTATTCCAGTCCCGGAACTTCGAAGGAACTTTTTAGATAAATTTGCGCTACTAGCGAAAAACCTCAATTCACTAATAACTACTGCAGTTTGACCAGTACCACCTCTTGCTTTTACAACTAAGGCTAAATATGTATAAGCACTCGCTCCTGATATAGAAACTGTATGTCCACTACCACCGTTATACGTAGCGTGTACAGTAGATGACAATAGACTTGTCCAACTGGTATCATCATTACTTCCCAATATTTCCCACGAATCTGGCGCCTGACTGTCATATGACATTCTCCCCGTAATGTTAACTGATGATGGTGCAATTCCAGTCGAAAGTTGGAGTTTTATCCATTCACCGGATACACCACCTAAACTTTTACTTCCCGTATAGGCACCCGAAGTACCATCGTAAACATTTTCATCAGAATGCCAAAAAGTATTTTGCCCCGGGGTAGTTTTATCAAATGCTTTCCATATTTGACCATACTGATTACTACTTGCAGTCGTTGTGTACGTTATTCCTGCAATGGTTTCACCCGAATTAGCCGATGATGATAGTGCAGACGTTGGGTATTCGACAGTAGTACCAGCTGGTGTATAAGGTGCAAGTTTAGCTAACGCAGTTCCAGATGCTGGACCTAATAACAATTCGTTTTGTGCAATTGAAGTTAAACCGGTACCACCTCGAGCAGTAGCAACCTGGCCGGTATGGGAAACGTGTCCTAAATCTAAGTTTGTTAACCCCGAACCACTACCAACGAAGGTTTGAGAATTAACCTCTTGGGCATATACACTACCATTTAATGCCTGTATTATAACTCCCGTACCGGTTAATTCTAAATTATCCGCGGTCATTTTACCTGTCGTCGTGACGTTACCCGCCAAAACATTACCACCTTCAACACTCAAAGTCATGAATTGATCCGACGTCGCGTTCGTAGGAACGATATGTGCTTCATGTGGGTCACTGAGTGTATACGCGATAACGTATTTTTTCTCGTCGCCCATGTATCCCGAAACTACATTTGCGGTTGGGCGTGTCATAATTACACCCATATCTATGGTGTCAATGACATTCGCGTTACCTAATTCTATAAGAGGGTCGGAAATGACGTGGATATTACTGTCTTGAAAAAATGTTTCGCCCTGTACGTTCAAATTACCCGTAACGTATAGGTTTGAAGACACGAATGTGTTATTAGTTGTGATATCATGACCTATTGGACCGTCAATGAGTTCATTGTCATTATTCACATACGGTATTTTACCTGAAGTCAGAGTTGTACTTTTAAATGTAGAAGCTGTAACGTTACCCGTAGCAACTACGTTACCCGAAGCTGTTAAAGATGTTACCCCATTCGTAAATGAAATTTCATTAGTAGTCGATGCACCTCCATCTGTAATAGTCTGTAAAGTCGAAGAAACGTCGTCCCACGCTATCCCAGCCGCGGAACTTCTAAGGAATTTTTTAGTAGCATCTGCATTATAAGGCGCAAGTTTAGCTAACGCAGTTCCAGATGCTGGACCTAATAACAATTCGTTTTCTGCTACTGTATTTAAACCTGTACCACCACTGGTTATGGGTACGATAGGTAAAACACCTGTTACGAGTGTACCCGATGTTAGATTAGATGCGTTAATATGGTCAAGTTCAGAACCATCCCCTTCGAAACTGTTAGCTTTTATTTTACCGGAAGTTGTTATTGTTGTACCTGTACCGGTTAAATCCATAGACCCATCTGAAACCGCGGTTGTATTCCCAAGAACGGCATCAAGAGTTAAGGGAACATCTTCCCATATGGGTATATCATTACCATCAAGTCGAAGAAATTTTCCGGCATCCAGATTAGAACCTGCAGGAACGAGTTGTCCGAGTGATGTTCCCGTATCTGTACCATAAAGTATTGTACCTGGTGCGTAAGTACTATGACCCGTACCACCACTAGTCGTTTCTATAGGTGTACCTACCGTAATTTTACCATCGACAATTATATTACTATACGCCTTGAGTGATGTTGTTGGATTTGTAAGGAGGAGTGTATTTGATGTAATATTACTTTTATCCGTAACAGTTTGTAAAGTTACATTTGAAAGAAGACCACCGTCCCCTATATAGTTTTGTGCACTAACATTACCGACCGTTTCGAGTGCAAATATAGATTCTGTTGGTACATTCAAACGAAGTTGTCCTTCGTTACCTAAACTTAATGCATGCGTGGGCGCAGTATTTGCTATACCTATATTATCTGCGTGAAGTGCACCCGTCTTAGTAGTTCCCGAAACTTGAATTTTATTGTCCGCATTAGGGTCTATTAAAATGGAAGAACCTATAGAAACACCCCCGGTTGTTATAAAAGCGGTCGTTGGGTTTGTGAATTGTAAAGTATTAGACGTAACATTACCTCTCTCACTCACGAAATGTAAATTTGAGTTAAATAAATCAGCACTTTTTGTATTCGAGTTGAGTATTTCTTTCGTAATGGTGTTGTAACTCAAAACTGTTATTTCTGGTGTAGATGGATCGACTGTTCGCATTGGTGTTACATAAACACCTCCTGCAGATGAAGCGTCTATAGCAACATTAGATGCATTGAAAACAATCGTATTTTCAGCCTGGTCATCCGTAGCATGTTTACCAAACCGGATTTTGGTAGACCGCTCGATGGTCGGTATGTTTTTAACCATTTAATATAAGTATGTATTTTAATTTGCATAGATAAGACCAGCCATACCATTTTCAATACGAAGTATATTGTAGTTGACTGCGTATATAGGATCACTAATGATCATGGTTTGACTGACTATCTTTGCAGAATCTAATCGACTAAAATTGAGCGTTCCTGTCGGCTGGAGTGAACTCGTCGATAAGCAAAAACAGTATAAGAAAAAATCGGGGGACGTAACAAAGTTTGTATGGTAATAGTTCATAACGTCTATAAAGTGTGGTTTAGCCCATTTAAAATTACCTATATCTAAACCGTTTATTTCAACCTTTATTTTATTGGTTGTTGATGTTAACGCTCCTTCGGTCGTTGTATCTGAAGATGCAAGATACTTGACCGGGTGATTAAATGTCAATTCCTGTGAAAGTTCATTTGAAGGAATACTTTTTTGAACCTGTGTAATAATTAAATTATGGTTACGTGAAACAAGGTTACCGCGTTCTTCATTATCGAGGTAATAATAGTTTGAATAACACTCGAAATTATAATTACCTGCATTTGGTCCCCAATGTATACGTAATTCGACGTTATGGTAATGTAAAGCCACTATGGGTAAAGCGCATTGTGCACCTTCACAAAAGAAGAATCTAAATGGATAGAAATAAGAGCGAGCACTTATACCTGGGTGTGTACCATTCGCACTTTTTGAAACGTTTGTTGCAAATGTATCAATTGCTATTTTTTCAGTAAAAATAGCATCTTGTGTATCAATAACCTGTCCACCAATAAGAAGTTCAACTTTATCTATGAGTGTATCCCACCTCTGGATATCGAGCGCCTGTGTATTATTATCAATTGTTAGGTATGTATACCCTAACATATCACCTGTTCGATCAAAACGAATAGATGACATAGAATTCGCTTTCACATCTCCCTGAATAGTTTGTTTTTCAACGGATTGTGAAAAGTTAGAATGTCGTTTAAACGTTGACGTAAAAAAAGATATTTCTGGTTCGCCCATAATGTATTCGTCTTGAGCACCAATTGCTATAAGTTGAACAATACCAGATGACATTTATAATAAGAAAAGGTTAAAAATACAAGTTAGCGACGCCCTGACATAATTAATGGGCTAAATTTCTTTTTTTGCAGACGAATCTAAATATTAAACAGGTTTCTCCAGATGTAAATGATACATCATCACCGGTTTCTTTTAATACTTCGACATTTAATCTATCGAGTTTATGAATTGGGTTATAATATTGCTGGATAACTGGGTATTCATTTTTAAAAACGAGACGAGATGTTCCGTCTGTTACAAGGGTTCCGAAAACACCGTTTATCATATTATCATCACTCGTTTCGAGATCTGTTTTTCCTCTTTGAGAAAAAATAGTTCTTAACTCATCAATTTTAAGATGGATGAGATTACTCGCATCGTGACCAGCAATATGAGCCGCTATTAACTGAATCTGAACTATATTTTTAAGTGCTATTGGGAAGTGTGAGGTAAATTTTTGCTTTGAAGTCGAATCATCAACGGTATCAACTATAACTGTGTGATACTCGTGTTCGAAATCGGGTAAAGTGGACTGACTTGTCACTAAAGCCATTTATATATACTGGAGATTTTACTTCATCTTATACCCCGCTTGTTCCTGAACAAGTTTTTGACCGTTGCATACACCACCTTTACTGTCTGAATAGTATGCATCACCCAAACATTCTTGGGTCGATGGGATATCGAAGAGCGAACCCGTATTGACGGTTTCGATTTCGACATCTTTACCCTGGTACCCACTGGTACGGAACATTGTGAGAACACACAATACTGCGATGACGATGAAGATAGCTCTGATCGTATTTCTGTTGGTGTTGTTAAGTTTCATTTATATTGAATCAACATTTTTTATAAAGTGCGTTAAAGAGATTAGAATAGTTTCAATATAAAGAGTAATAGTAATGGACGGTGAAATTATTCTTGATCGTAAAAATACGAATGTTATGAAACTTGATGATAATGAACAGGCCCTGATGAACGAAATTGAAATTGATGTTCCTCGACGTCAGCCTGTAAAAAAACAAATTTCTCAAATGAAAACACAATTTACAGCGCCACAACCTCAGGTTTTCCAGGAAGATATTGACTCATTTGCTAACCCAAATAAACAAGCACAACCATCTGTACCTCCACCAGAAGCACCGGTTGATTATCACGAATACGATGACGAACCCGATATGGACTATGGGGGTGGAGGAGGTGGATACATGATGGAAGAAGAGGAAGAAAAACCATCACCAGGTTTTAAGACGGTTGACGAAGAGAAAGCAGATCTCGTGAACAAACTTGGACGTTTGGAAAAAAAGGGGTTTACTGTGAACAAGCGTTTGAATGCTTATTCCCCTGTAGACGAACTTAGAAACGAAGTAAAACGAATAACATATAGTATAGATGTAGACAAATCAATTAAGTTTTCAAGACGTATGCTTATTGCGTGTACGACAGGTCTTGAGTTTATGAATAAGAAGTATAACCCATTCGAGATCCAACTTGACGGGTGGTCTGAAAACGTTATGGAAAACGTCGACGATTACGATGAAGTATTCGAAGAATTATACGTGAAATATAGATCTAAAATGCACGTCGCCCCAGAAATCAAATTGATTATGATGCTTGGAGGGCTCAGCGATGATGTTTCATTTGACGAATAGTATGTTCAAATCGGTCATGCCAAACATGAATGATGTGATTAAACAGAATCCAGGACTTGTTCAAAACATGATGTCTGCAGTACAAAATACAGTACCAAAATCACAACAAGGTTCCGAACCTTCGAGTGATGGTAAACACGAAATGCAAGGTCCAGGGTTCGATATTTCTAGTCTCATGGGTAACATTATGATGCCACCAACACCACCAATGAACACAACAAGTATTCCAGCTCAAGAACCAGTTGTATTAGACGACGACGAAGATGACGATATTTCTGATATTGCTGAGGCACCAACACCAGGTGATGTCGAAGGAGGTGGCGACGGAGAATTGCGTGAAGTTAAAGTTACTCAGACCAAAGCTAAACGTGGTCGAAAGAAAAAATCAGTCGAAATTAATTTGTAAAATATAGTATATGATAGGGTATTGTCCATTAGACGAAGATCCTATTGAAAGGCCGAGACCTTCACGAGAAGTATCAGTCCCAGTCCAGGAGAAACGTAAAAATTCTACTGGTAGAGGAGAAGATACGGAGTGTAATTATGTTGTTTTGTTCTTTATTGCGGGTGTTATCGCCTTAGCAATCATGGACACGCTCCCATCACGAAAGTAAGTAAACAAAACTTTCTACCATTCTGACATTTTCCAGAATGGTAAATTAATTGTTTTCGAGTGCGATAACACGCGCTAATAGATTAGCGACTTGCGTTTCTAACGTCGAAACTTTATCTTTTTCAGCCTGTAACTGTTTATTTACTTCCTGTAAAGCCGCAGTTGAAACTGCCCATATAGCATCTTTATTTAAATAATGAAAATCATTTACTTGTTCCCCCTTTATAAAAGCGTTCGTGACATTACTAAAATCACCTGTATTTTCTATTGTTATAACATTATTTTCCGAAAACGAAAGTACATTACACTTTAAATCTTTATCCTCATCTGTAATAATGTTTATAACAGATGTATTTGATAAACTTAATTCTTCTACAGATGATTCTAAAGTCAATTCAACTGTGTTATTATCGATGACACTTACATTTGAGTTTCTTAGTATGTTTGGTATATCACCTTCACTTACTGTAACCGCGTACGGTAAAACGGTTGCGACTTCTTGGGCGATAAAACCGTATACGGTATCCGCTCCATGTTGTTTTTCATCTATATAATTGTATATTTTGGGTTCGAGAAGACGAATTTTATCGAGTGCAGAACTATCGTTTATATCGATTATATTCTTTTTTATTCGACGATCTGAATGTGCATTAAATTCTTTAGCCGCAATTCTATCATTAGAGTATATACTATAAGCGTTAACTCCAGATGAATTTCCACCGTGTGTATTTTGCGCGTAGTACGTAAAATTTAGATAACTACCATACACCCCATTAACTTCTAATTTGGCTCGTGTGAATGTACTTCCACCTATATTTACTTGACCCGAGTTTCTATAAATATTTGAACCCGACGTTGTCCAAGGACTCGAACCACCACCTCCAAACGTTTGTGCGACACCATTAATCCTGAAACTACTACCAGTAGACATGTTAATATCACCATCGACATCTAATGTATACGATGGAGACGTTGTACCGATACCAACACTACTTGATCCCGAACTTGTGTAATATATGGAATTACCTACTCCTTTAAATCGTAATTCACTAATATTTATCACACTCTCTCCGCTACTACCTGATAATTTTGTAATAACTACTCTAAAATACGTATAAGACGAAGATGCAGCGAACGTAATACTTGTATAATTTCCAGTCGTGTATGTTTTACCGGAAAATGTAGCTATACTTGTCCATGTCGAACCATTGGTACTTCCTAAAATTATACCATCACCGGCACACCTATTCAAATAATTATTACTACCTGATCTCGGGGCTATTTCTATTTCAGCTATACTTGTACTCGATGGAAATTGTAATTGTATCCATTCACCACTGACACTTGAACTTCCATCGTATGTTGTCGAAAAACTACCAGTATAATTACGGGTAGTCGTAGAATATTGACCCGCGGTACCGTGCCAACCTTCATCACTTATTATTTGATTAAACGCTTTAAAAACGTCAAAAGTGGGAGGGTAATTAGTTGAACTCGCACTCGAACCATATCCACCCGAACCGTTTGAAGTCATCGCACTCGGTGGATATGTTCCCGCAGCAGAACCCGAAGTTGTCCAAGGACTTGATCCTCCACCACCCCCAAACGTTTGTGCGACCCCGTTAATCCTGAAACTACTACCACTAGACATGTTAATATCACCGTTAACATCCAACCTATAAATCGAAGGCGTTGATCCTATACCGACATTACCACTGGTATAATAGGTGTTTGTCATTCCAAAGCTGTTCACCTCTGACCAAACGGATGAGCCACCACCACCACCACCAAACGTTTGTACGACCCCGTTAATCCTGAAATTACTACCAGTAGACATGTTAATATCACCATCGACATCAAGTTTATAAGCCGGAGTTGTTGTTCCTATACCCACATTCCCTGTGTCATATTTTATCATCATTTTAGAGTGTGCTAGTACTGCATTTGCCGAATTATTAGTCGAACTTTCTAAACAAAAGTGTAAATCAGAACGACTATAAGTACCAGCACCATCGGCTATTATAGCTGCTTTAAAAGCAGAAGTTGAGTCTGTATTATGCGATGTACCTAAAAGTAGTCTTGCGTTATTGTGTTCGTTCATATTTGTTATGACTAAATCCGCATAGCTACCATTGTTTAAAGTCGAACCATCAACTACAGTCAATTTATGTCCCGAACCTATATTACTATCATCGCCTATTGTTGTCTCACCATTCGAATTAATCATGATTGCTTGGTTACCAGATATATTAATAAGAAACTCATTATCTGCTGGAAACCCAAACTTTGTAGTGGTATTACCTGTATGTGTAATATAATCGGCGATATCACCACTAAAACTACCACCACCACCACCACCAAACGTTTGCGCGACACCATTAATCCTGAAATTACTACCACTAGACATGTTAATATCACCGTCAACATCGAGTTTATAACCCGGACTTGTTGTTCCTATACCAACATTACCACTGTTATAATAGGCGTTTGTACTGTTCAATGACCAAACGGATGAGCCACCACCACCACCACCAAACGTTTGCGCGACACCATTAATCCTGAAATTACTACCACTAGACATGTTAATATCACCGTCAACATCGAGTTTATAACCCGGACTTGTTGTTCCTATACCGACATTACCACTGTTATAATAGGCGTTTGTACTGTTCAATGACCAAACGGATGAGCCACCACCACCACCTCCAAACGTTTGTGCGACACCATTAATCCTGAAACTACTACCAGTAGACATGTTAATATCACCGTTAACATCAAGTTTATAACCTGGACTTACTGTTCCTATACCAATATTACCAGAACTGTTAGCTCTTAATCTTTCGGTTCCATTTGTTTTAATAATAAAAGTATCATCCGACGGAAACCCGAAGTATGTATTTGTATCACCTGTATGTGTAATATAATCGGCGATATCACCACTAAAACTACCACCACCACCACCACCAAACGTTTGTGCGACCCCGTTAATTCTTAAATCACCCGTTAAATTAATATCACCCGTAACGTCTAATTGAAACGATGGATTTGTATTTACTATACCAATTTTACCAGAATTATCGATGTATACTTTAGGGGTAAACGTAGCAACGGTACCATAAATATCAACTTGATCCCAATACATTGCATTTCCTCCAGAAATCATGTTTACAATAATTAAAATTCTATTGTATGGCTCGTCTTTAATGTAATCTGGTGTTCTAGTGAATATTGTTTTATTACCATTATTACTGGTCCAAAGATAACCTAAATCACCACTATAATGTATAAGATCGTATTCTATACCGTCGTTACTACCGAATACGTGTGTTATTCTTGGTGTGTAGAAATAATCAGCGTTTACATCTAACTTAGTGAGGTAAATTTTATCTGGCATTTGAAGTTCTATCCATTCACCTTTATACCCGGAAATTCTTTCTGTTGAACCTATATACCCCCCACGATTTGCCCCGTTAGAATAAACTGTATTAGTCCCTATTTGCCATCTACCAGACCCAAACACCGTGTATGCATTCGCTACATCCCTCGATGCGGTTACCGTATATCCACTGTATGAATTACTTGTTAATGTAACTGTAGGATACGCTATTGCAGAACCTACTGGTAAAGTACCCCATGTTGTAGGTGATTGTGTTACTCCATTTAACCCAAATTTAACAACATTACTGTTATTTATATAATCAAAATCCAAACCTGTCAGTTCTTTACCACGACCTATAAACCCCTGAGTACACTTAATTTTTCCATCTACGTGTACAGATTCGGTTGGCGAAGAGACATTTATACCTACCATACCAGCACCACCGGCGTTTCTGTGCATGACACAACGTATATCTTCACTCGATCTATCGGTTCCCGTATTTAAATCAAACGCTATTTGACCAGCTTTTAACCGTATTCTATCTGGACCGTTTGTACCACCACCAGATGCATCCGCGTTATCGTTACCTTTGAACAGTAATAATTCAGCTTTTTCCTCGGTTTCATAAACGCGGTTTTCTATAACCGTGAGTTGATACGAATTATCTGATTTTGTACCACCAAAGAATATACTTTTATTACTCGTACTCGAATCATCATTCGTACCTATACACATACCAGTTCCCTGAACAATCCCTCCTACCGTTACGTTACCTTTAACAACCATAGACTGTACGATATGGTATACCCAAATATTTGACATACCTGTATCAATATCACTATTTGAACCAGCTACTGTTGTAGATGCACCCCCTATGTATGTTATATTATCTACATTAAACGCATTTGGTCTAAGTCCACCACTAGGTGTAAAGTTAGCGTAATGGTGTTCGTATTTTCCTATAGATACCCATTCGCCTTCACCGTCAACAGATATGGATTCACCTAAACGATGGTTGTAATCTGTCCAGTAATCACCAATTGTATTCCAACCTCTTATATCAACCGTATCATTTGGAAAAACTACCCAATGTTCACCATTCCATGTATTTATGACAACGCTGCCTTTATTATATTGTATATGTCCCATGTAACCAGGTGCACCAGAAACTATACGATTACCACTACCGTCAAAACGTGTAGACCACCCAAACAACATATTTCCCTGGTCTGGGCTTATATGTTTAGATTCTTGTCCCATCTCTTCCCATGCATTATCTTGATAATTCCAATCGAGAGTGTATACTCTTCCCATAAACTGGTGATAAGCCGAACTTGATGTACCGTAATTTCCGGGTGCACCCGCTAATATACGCGTACCCGCCCTATTTATATCTACAGATGTACCAAGTGCATCTAGCCATCTAACTTTCGACGGATTTGTATCATCTGTTGTACCTATACCAGTTGTACCTATAACAGATGTCATAGAAACGTTACTGGTCCAAGTCGTACCACCAGATAAAACAGTAACATTATCGTAAACGTGTGCATTACCAGTATACGGAAATGAATTAGTTGTCCATGAGCCATTTGCACCTCCATGTAATTGATCATTGCTAGTCCATATATTTCTTATCGATGGTTCGCCTATGATTATCTTATCGCCTATATCTGTTATACCCTAGGGAATACCCAAAATAGAAATTTTTCCATGGTGCGGGTGTTATGGAAGTTGATAAAGTTCCTGAAGGTGAATTTAAAGTTTGTTGTAAAGTATAATTAGTACCATCCCACTTGTATATATAAACTTTACCTTCAGATACGTATATATGACGAAAATCAATATTCCCACTCGAGTATGGTTCTAGTGTGTTATAGAAAGGTGCACCAACAACTAATATGTTACCGTCGTATTGGGATAAGGCGACGGAGTGTCCAAACCCCCCTTGTTGCGATACTTCTGAACCTCTCTGTGTCCATCCATTACCAGAACTATCTTTAGTGAATACTTTCGCATAACCATTAATATTTGATTTGGATCCAAACCATGTCGAGGGTCCACCAATAGCTACCATATCTGCATTATCCGTTCCGTCGAGTGATCTACCAAAATCTTCACTTGGATCTTCTGTATAGAAATACCAGTTAGATACTTCTATAAATACAGACTCACCCGGATTCCAAGTAAAAGATGGCATTTCGTATCTTTTTGTAAATACGATTGCAAAATAAGAATACGTGGTATTTATTGTAAGATTATTTGTAATAGGATTATTTCTACTAAAACTTTGTGGAACTGAAAAACTTCCTAAACTCGTCCAGTTAATATCGTTATTACTTCCTAATATAGTCCATGTTTCGGCTTGTCTTTGTTCGCTGTGATTGGGCATAAATTTAAATACGGTAGGTTGAATTGGAGTTGATACTTGTATTTTTACCCATTCACCATTATAACCCCCTAGGGTTGTATTACCAACGTACGTACCAGGAACCCATGTACCACCACTCCAACCAGCGGGTTGATATCGTGGATAATGAATTATATTAGTAACCATATCCTCAGTAGCCCAAGATGAAGATGATTGGGGATTCCTACTAAAAGCAGCAAAAGAGTCGGAATTGTTAAAAGATGCAGATGTATAATACGTTATACCACCAACTGTAGTACCAGAACTTGTCGCATTGGGATTCAAATCTGACACTGGGTATATCTGGGAACCACTACGATTTGGATTACCTAAAATCGTGTGTTCGTGGTACCAAGATTCGGTGGTTTGGTTATAAACAAATACGTTACACATATTCTTTAGTGGTTCACCTGTAAACATTCTCTGAATTGTATCTTTTTTACCCCGCGATAATTTGGATGAAGTGGGTACCCAATATCTTGAATTATGATGTTGGGTAAGATCTGATGAATACTGGGCAGAGAGAGCACCTGTATTATTTGTATTATTACTAGCGGCAGTACCAGACATTATATTATAATTTATATATATTATAATTAGTAAAATTTATCTAATCTGGTCTTTGCCAAGTTGGTGCTAATGCTTTAATCTGAGCAATTTCTATATTTCTTGTTGACTCATTGGTAAGAGTAATATTAGTTATATTTGATCCATCACCTCGGAATGAAGTTGCATTTACTGTACCGTTAACATCTAATGGGTACGCCGGGTTTGTAGTTCCAATACCAACATTACCAGTATTGTAATGTATAAGCGTACTACCACTTGGCTGTGTCCAGTAACCTGACCCTCCAACACCACCGCTATCTGTACCCCACACTGGAACACCATTTGTATCCGCTTTAATAACTTGTCCAACTGTACCTAAAGCTGTACTTACTAATTTTCCGGAAGTTGAATCGTAATATATAACACCTTTATTTGTAAAAGTAGAATCTACAAATCCACCTGTACCCGCGGTAAATTGAGTCGCTTTAAGTTCAGATGTACTTGGGTTAATCGTTAAACCTGTAGTTGTTTTAACATTATTACCAATTAGAAAAGCAATGTTTTGATCTGTACTTGTTGTTGTATCTGATGCGTTTGCTATTGAAGATGGTATAATAGCTGTCGATCCGTCAAACGGAACACCTCCGATGTTTACTGCAGCTGCTAATTTAGTCGCAGTCGCAGCATTACCACTTGTATTTACGGTACCAGCTATGTCTACCCCAGGTAATTGAATAGCTGCAGATCCATCAAACGATTGTCCTCCAATGTTTACTGCAGCTGCTAATTGAGTCGCAGTCGCAGCATTACCACTTGTATTTACGGTACCAGCTATGTCTACCCCAGGTAATTGAATAGCTGCAGATCCATCAAAAGCAACACCTCCAATGTTTACTGCAGCTGCTAATTGAGTCGCAGTCGCAGCGTTTCCAGTTGTATCTTGGTTACCCACTGCATCTACCCCGGGTAAGGTTATATCATCCGATCCATCAAACGAAACACCTCCAATATCTCTTGCAGTTGTTAATACCGCCGCCGACCCCGATGTCGCCGCCGATCCGGACCACGTGGTAGATGTTAACGTACCTGTAGTACCACCAGTAGTTCCTACGATTACTTCTTCGACCCTAATTTCACCAGAAGTGTCTCTCATCACCAATTTACTTGCTACGTTTCCTGTGGCGGAATCCACTGAAATTGTCGTATCACCTGCACCGGTGTGACCACCACTAAATGTTGGTGGAGTATTACCATCACTAATTGCATTTGCACCCGTTAAACCAACACCTGTAAAGAGCTGACCAGGTGTCGCGGAACCTACACTGGATACATCACCCCATATGGGAAAACTACCATTACCCTGTCGATTTTAAAAAGTAACCAGATGAACCAGCTGGAAGTTTATGTAAAGTGGGCGTTCCAGTATTGTTTGGGATCTTTAGCCACAAGTATCTCACCGACGTTATAAGACGTCTGTCCCGTGCCACCTCTATTTATGGGTTGTACTTCACTTTCCAAAGTACCAATTCGTAACACATTACTCGCCAAATCTGTACTCACAGTACTTATTCTCGTCGAATTACTTGCCAAGTCTGTTTCTACCAGTAGTTATTCTTCCAGCATTACTTGCCAAATCTGTACTCACAGTATTTATTCTTGTAGAATTATCTGCCAAGTTTGTACTCACAGTATTTATTCTTGTAGAATTATCTGCCAAGTTTGTACTCACAGTATTTATTCTCGTCGAATTACTTGCCAAGTCCGTACTTACAGTACTTATTCTCGTCGAGTTATCTGCTAAATTTGTACTCACAGTACTTATTCTCGTCGAATTACTTGCCAAGTCCGTACTTACAGTACTTATTCTCGTCGAATTACTTGCCAAGTCCGTACTTACAGTACCTATTCTCGTTGAATTACTCGCTAAGTCCGTTTCTAATTCGTTTACTCTTGATACATTACTCGTCAAGTCTGTTTCTAAAACACCGACTCGAGCCGCATTACTCGTCAATTTTGTTTCCAAAACACTAACTCGGGACGCGTTACTTGTTAAACCCGTTTCTAAAACGCCAACTCGAGACACATTACTCGTCAAATCCGTTTCCAAAACACTAACCCGAGCTGCATTACTTGATGTATCAATGGCTAAAGCAATACCTGTGAGTGATGTACCCGATCCTATAAAAGAAGGTGCGGTGATATTTCCCGATGAAATTATGGTACCGGAAGTTGTTAAAGACGTTCCCGTATTTGCAAGATCGACTGTGTTTGTTGTTGAGTTATGTTGATTCGTAACTTGTTGTAGATTCCCAACGCCTCCTCCAGTACCTGCTATACCTGTTAAACCACTACCGTCACCTATAAACTTTGCACCGGATATGAGATTTATATCTATGGTAGCTACGTTACTATTTTCTAAAGCTTCCTGGAGCGTGGATGCAGTTCCACCAGAACCTTTATACTTTTGTATATTACGAGCAGTCTTACAACCAGCCATTCTTATAAATACGAATGATTATTTTCATGGTAAAATAAGGCATTTCCCTTTACTGAAATCGTTAGGTTCTTCGGGTTTTTGTTTAGGTATTTTAAAACCACCTTGACGATACACTTTGAGACGTTTATTATACATGGCGTGACATATAGGACCATTGGTCGAACATGTCGTAAATATGTGGATTGTTCTTTTTACCATGCGTTTCACGCATAATCCGCCCAATCGATTGTACAATATCGGACTTAGGGGTCGCAAGTATAACCGTATCGAGTGTAGGTATATCAAGACCTTCATGTGCTTGACTAAACGTTGCAAATATGATTTGTTTTTTGCTGGATTCTGTTAAGTCGACTTCTTTCATACCACCCATATAGAGTCCCGACGTTTTCTTAAAACTTTGGTGCATGACTTCACAATGATGACGACGATCACTCAAAACGAGAACCTGTCGTGTTGTTTTTACTATATCTTTTATGAGTTTTAGAATAACTATATTTCTACCTCTATCTTCGGTAAGCTCTGTAATCATGGTCGCGAGTGACAATTTTCCAAAACGCGTACACGGTGGTGGATCTTGAAATCTATCACACTTATATTCTATTGGGAAAACCTCGACCTGTTCCTGATTTTTACGTTCGGCTTCAAAAAATGTCGGTCCCATAAACCAGTGTAAAACTTTCGTTAGACCATCTTTTCGGGTCGGTGTAGCCGATAAACCAAAAACGTGTTTCGGACACATTTTGAATAGAGATTGTGAAAATACTTTGGCACATATATGATGCGCTTCGTCGACGATAAGTGTACCAATAGTATCGAAATCATTAAACGAATACTCTTTAAAGAAAGTGATTGGAGCATAGCAATGACAAAATCGCAATTGGTTTCTAATTTATTCTGTTGTACTACACCTATAGTGGCACCTGGACAAAATTGTTGGATACGTTCTTTCCACTGATTCGCGAGAAACTCCTTATGTACGACAATCATGGTTCGGTACCCGAGTTTACATGCTATGGCCAAGGATACTGTCGTTTTCCCAAAGCCACAAGGAAGTGAGAGAACGCCGTGCCCAGATTTAATTGCTGCTGCCAAAGCATCATTTTGATGTGTTTCATCACGGAGTTTTCCATTAAATTTACAAGATATTTTAACTGGCTTAGGACGACGATCTTCTTTTGCTTCACCAAACTTTTCTTCACCGTAAAATCGGGGAACACATATACCTGTTTTTGTTTTTCTGAATACCTTAAAGGGAGGCGGCGGAAAATCCCGAACTCTGTATTTACAACGGCACGTACCGTGAGTTCTTTCTTTATTTCCGGTGTCTCACCTGTGAGATATCCCGAGCGCGTAAGACTCATTTCTTACTCTTAGTTTCTATACTTTATATACTTCAATACCCATGAATACCCACTATGATCATGAGCATTCCAAACACCGTTAAATTGAATTTCAGTGAGTACCGTATCACCCTTTTTAAGTGATTGAACGGGTGTATCTCCATCAACATTACACATGACTCGTCGATATCTAAACGGAACTTTTACTTTTAAAACGTTACCTTCGAGTGGGTCGTCTAGTTTTTGGGGAAATAAAACAACACCTGTTTTATGTTCATGTAATTCCCTGATATAGTCTCTTACTTTATCGGGTAGAGATACCCTAATATATTTTTTTTCATTATAGTCGTACATGGGTTCATAAACAGTTACAGTTACCGGTAAAGTCATTCTTTACGTGTATATATTATAATAAGAAAGAAAACTATAAGTATGAATACTACATGCGTTATTAGAACTGGTTGAAATGGTTTTCTCGTTTCAAACGTTTCATGACAAAATGATCTCCCTACTTCTATAGCGGCTTCTATACTCGAATAGGGTGTTTTTCTTTCAGACATCATACCACACAAAGCAACTCTCGAAGATTTACCATAAAATGGAACTTGACCATTTAAACTCAAAACCCCTGACGACTGTTCAAACGACCACTTTCCATCTTTCCAATATGAACCCCACCCTATACGAATACTCGTTGGTTTTGGCACACCCAATTGTTTAATAACTTCACTTTTAAGTGTTTCTGGTTCGGTCGATAAAACTTTTTCATTGAGATTACATATAACACACGAAACTGTTTTTTCATCACTAAGGACTACTGGTTGTAAATTAAACTCAGTTTCCATAGCATATTCTAAATCACTTTTAGGTAAACGAATTTTCTGATCATAATCTAATAAAATATTAATACACCCGTAGGTACTTGGACCAATTTTTTTAGGTGTATCTTTACCCCAATTTTCACCTATCAGTTGTAACGCTTTACTATTATCTATACATAAAACAAGAAGACCATCTTTTATTTTTGTTTTGTTTCTAAAAGTAGCTTCATATCCATCTTTTTCATAATGTACATTTTCAACTTCTTTACCAAACATAAATGTAACACCCTTATCTACAAGTGCCTTTTGCATTTTGTCTGACATGACTTTACCCGAAACCTTTTGAACATATTGTTTAGATAAACCCACATGATCAAAACTCTTTACAAATTCAAATGCTGACATGGTTTCCCATACAACTCCATCCATTATTAAAGGTAAAGCTTTGAGTAATTTTTCACCTGATTCAGAAAGTTTACCAAGTGCATCTTTAAGACTTGTACGTTTATACTTTTCAGGTTGTGCTAAAACACGTAACGCAAGCGATGTTAAAATTAAATAATCTCTTGATTTAAGATTTTTAAATACCGTTTTATATACATCAGTATT